TTGAAATTTGTAAGTTATAATTACTACTCCAGAACCTCCTGGACCTCCTACGTAGTGACCGTTTGTTCCTCCGCCTCCACCGCCTCCGGTGTTAGCAGTTCCTGTGCCTGCTGGTGCTTCTGCGCCGCCGCCTGAGCCTCCTGGACCGTTAAATCCGCCTCCGCCTCCGCCGCCTCTTGTTACTGATGAACCTGTTATACTTGATGCTGTCCCTGCTCCTCCTGCGCCTGAGTTTCCGGCATTACCTACAGCTCCTGCACCACCGCCGCCTCCGGCTCCTGATGGACCACCAACTCCTCCATTATTTCCTTGTGATGGACTTACTGGTGGAGTATTTCCATTTCCTCCTGCACGACCTGGGTGTGAACCACCTCCGCCAGAACCTCCTGGACGACCTCCTGGTGCACCACCAACTCCTCCTGTACCACCTCCAGTAGAAGTAATTGATGAAAATATTGAATTAGAGCCAGCTCCTCCGCCGCCTCCGCCAGTATCTCCAGCTCCTCCTCCACCAACTGTGATTGGATAGTCTTGTGCTGTAACTGATAATCCAGAATTACTAGAAGGAAAATTTGTACGAAAACCTCCTGCTCCTCCACCGCCTCCACGGTTCCAAGATCCTCCAGCTCCTCCAGCGATTACTAAATAATCAACTGTTGTATTGTCTCCAGCTCCTCCTGTATCAACTGTAAAAGTTCCTGGGCCTGTAAATGTATGGACTTTAAAATCACCTGTTTCTGTTATTGTTCCACCCGTTGCTTCAATAAATCCGCCTCCAGCTCCGCCAGAACCAAATCCTAAAATTTGATAACCAAAATTTTTAGCTTTTCTATTTTGAGTGTTTTTTGTGCTCTTACCGGCAGTAAGTTTATTTTTTAATTCTCTCATATCTAAATTCCTTATGCGTCGTTAGCAGCACTCGTAGTAAAGAATAGTTTAATTCCAAGTAATCTTGCATCAGCATTTAAATCATCCGCTGAAACATCTCTTGATATTTGAAAGAAAACATACTCGTCTGCACCAGGTGATCCTGCTATTGTAACTGCTCCACTTTCAGCAGCAACATCTAAGTCATTTGATGTTCCACTGTGTGCTTTTGCTGTTGCAACAACTTGTGTTCCAAAAGCTGTATTTAAATCTCCATTATCAGCTAACGCTACTCCAGATAGTCCCCATGCAGTAGTTCCTGTATCTGTTGATGTTGCTGTAAAGAAAGCTTGAAAAGTTACTGTTCCTGCATTCCATGATTTAGGAAATGCAACAGCAAACTGTGCAAACTCATCAGAAGATTTATCAAAATCTAAAACTTTAATTTCTGGACCATTAGATAATTCTACTTGTGCAGCTTCTGCACCACCTGTAGTATTTGGATACATAGCAACAGCTGGCACCCATATAGTTTCTTTACCTGCAATTTTAATTGCACCTGTAGCGTCTGCAGCATCTACTGCTTTAGCTTGTCCAGTTCCATTAGGAGCTATAGTTATATCTCCATTAGCTGCATCTGTAATTGTAATTGTACCTGAGTTAGTTCCAGAATTAGTGTTCATTACTAAGTCTGAAGCTCCTCCTGTTGTTACTGTAAGTGTACCTGCTCCATTTGAAGTTAATGTAGCTGCTGCTCCAGAATCTCCAACTTTTACTGTATCACCTGCAAGGACTACATCTCCAGTTCCTTTTGGAGTTATATTAATATCTATATTTGAATCACCACCTGTAGATGAAAGAGTTGGTCCCGAACCTGTTGCAGCGTTTGCAATTGTAAATTCATTTACTGCAGAACCTGTAGCTGTAAGTAAAGCTAATTCATTTCCGTTAGTATCTAAAATAGATGTACCAATTTTTGGTGAAGTTAAAGTTTTATTAGTTAAAGTTTGAGTTCCGGTAAGTGTTACATCACCAGCTGGTAAAGTATCTATATCTGGATTAGTTCCATCGTTTGCAGTAGCAAATACAAGAGCATCTCCTTTGTCTCCTGCTGCAAAAGTAAATGAATCACCACTTCCTGATACATATTTAAATTGTACTGTGTAAGAACCTGATGTTGAATTTCTTAAAAAATAAAAAGTTTGTACGTCTAGTGGAATTGTTACAATTTGATTCCCTGTAATTGTACCAGTAAACTCAATCATTCTGTGAGATAAAACTGCTCCAGTTGATCCGTCAGAAACTGATAAAGCTGTAGTTTGTGCACCACCAGCTATTGATTGTGCCGTATAGCCACCTGAAATTTGTTCAATAATTTGTAAGTTTGTATTAGTTTTTGTTCCCCATGTACCGGCGTTTTCACCAGTTGCTTGAAGTTCTACCCCTAAAGGTGTGTATGTTGATGCCATAATTTTTATCTCCGATTACGCTGCTACGTTTGTATAACTTGTATTAGAACCTGTGTCAATAGTTTGATATGCTTGAATTCCAAAACCTGAAGCAGTTCCAAAAGCAGCAACAGAAGCTGTTGCTGAAACTCCAGTTAATCCTATAACATCTGCAGGGGTTAAAGATCCTACAGAAGTTGTGCTTGAAACTCCAGTTAATCCCATAACATCCGCTGGAGTTAAGGAACCTACAGCAGATGTAGCTGATACTCCAGTTACAGATACAGTTGGATTACTATTTACAGATATAGTTCCAACAGATGTTGTTGCTGAAACTCCTGTTATTCCTATTGCATCTGCAGGACTAATTGATCCAACAGAAACTGTTGCAGATACACCTGTTAATCCCATTACATCAGCAGGACTAATTGATCCAACACTTGTTGTTGCCGATACACCTGTTAATGATTGAGTTACATCTCCTACTACTGTTGGTGAACCAACACTTAATGTTGCTGAAACTCCTGTTACTCCCATTACATCTGCAGGAGCAATTGATCCAACAGAAGCTGTAGCTTGTTGACCTGCTAATAATACATCTCCTTGAATGCCCCATGCATCAGCATTCCAAGTTGATCTACCCCATCCAGAATTTATTTCTGCAGTTATAGTAACAGATCCAATAGATGAAGTTAGTCCAAAACCTGTAACTGAAATATCAATACCATCTTGAGAACCCCATAAATTTTGGTCCCAAGGTAAAAGACCCCATGTGTTGGCATCTAAAGTATTTGCTTGTCCACCCATACCTGAGTGATTAGTACAATAATAATATAAAGTGGGCGCAGAAGCTGCAACCGTAATTTGTGTATATGCTCCGGCATCGCCTGGTGTTCCATTAGTTGTTACACCAGTAGTATACTCACTACCAGAATTATGTGTGCCGTCACTTGTTGTTGAAAATCTTAATGGGTGATTACTATTTGAAGAATCAGATTGATCAAATTTATAAATAAAACCTTCAGCTAGATTTACTGTATCTTGCTGTACACCATCAATAAAATATTTATTTCCTGAACCGGTGCTAACTACCGTTACTGTAAAGGTTCTAGTAACGGACATACCGCGTTACTCCTCTAGGCTATTCTTATAATCGCGTTAGATGCGTCTGCTGCTGGAAATTGAATTGTAAAAGTTCCACTAGTTACAGTTTTATCTCCACCAAAAGCTATTACAGCAACAGCTTTATCTGATTGCGTGTCATTGTATATTAATGCGCCATTAGCCGTAAAAGTTGCAGAAGAAAAACTTACGTCTGAAAAGTCACAAACGGCCGTTGTACTATCTGTTGTAGGAGTTACGCTTGTAAGAGTTGCTCCACCTGCAGTGTATGCAGTTCCAGATGAGTTTGTAATTTCGTTTGAAGTTGAATAAGCAGTTGTACCTGCACCTAAAGATGCTGAACTTGTAAATAAAGCTATTTTAAAAGTATTTCCACTTGTTGCTGTAAAATTATGTGTACCTACTAAAATTTCTTGTTTGAAACTTGTACAAATTGCCGATGTTATTGCCATAATATTTTTCTCCTATGGGTTTGCTGAGGTTACTGGTATTCTAACTGCTCCGTCTGTGTAGTCGTCTCTTCGTCTTCTACCAACTTGCTCATTAGCAAACTTTTGTACCTCTTGTTTATACTTATTTTCATATAGTGTCAACATATCAATTGGACCTTTTAAAAATCCATATGCTTCTGATAGACAGCAGTATAATAGCCCATTTGGAAAATTAAGACTAATATAACTAGTGTCATTATTTTCTAACAAAGCTGGTGCAGCATTGTAATGAACTCTAAATTTGTATGTTGTATCAGGAACAGGAGCAAACATCATTCTTCCAGATGTTGTGTCAGACTCTCCTGTACCACCACCAAACATAGCATAATATTTAGGTTGACCTCTTTTAGCTGATGCTGTTGAAGACACATATTCTTGTAGATAAGTAATATCTTTTTTTTCTAACCAAACATTAGGACCAGTTATAGCTGATGTTGAATCATAAACCTGTATACCTCTAATAAAAACTGCTCCTGCTGGAGCATTAATAGTTTCTTGTCCTGTTACTAAATTACCAGATTGTTGTTTTCTATCAGCATCAATTGGTACATCTCTAAATATTCTGTATTGTGCATTTAATATAATATTCTCACAAACAGCATCTGTTAAAACATTAGAATCTGTTTCTGTGTAACTTCTTATTTGAGTTATTAATCCTGATGCACTTAATCCAGCCATTATTGTCCCTTATGTTTTCTTAAAATTTTTTGTTGTTTAGCTGTTAGCTCAACAACTTCTTCTTGTTTTGTAGGTTTAAATATACCTTTTATCCAATTTAAAATTTTTTTAATCATCCTTCAATAGTAATAGGCCCAACGGAACAACCGTAGCCTCCTCCTTTTATACCACCAGTTGTAGCAGTATCTGAATTAACTGTAAAGAAGAAGAAATTTGAAACTAAATAGTCTGTTGAACTTCTTCCTGGACTTCCGTCTCCTGTGTCACTAACATATTTTCCTGTTGTAATAGCATATCCTGAACCTTGTCCTATCTGTGCTCCTGTTATTCCATCAAAATTAGGAATTGTTGCATAAGCAAAAACAGGACTACCAGCTGCGCCACCATCAGGATTATAAGGTGTACCTGTTCCAGGTGATATTGTAGGTGGCCCTCTAAATAAATATGTTGTGCCATTTGTTAAACCATGTCCAGGTGAAAATACATTTATAATTCCAGAACTTGCTTCATAAGTTTCAAAACCATTTTCTGATATTAAAACAGTTGTAACTGGTTCTGTTCTATCACTTCTAACATTTCGTAATGCAACACCATCTGCAGAAAGAGGTTTTGGTTCTAATTGTGGTTGTTTTGGTTCAAATTCAGAAACATGTACAAACGCACCATTCCATTCTCTAACCATTTCTCTATATGGAAATTCTACACCCGATCTATCAGATATTGCTTTTGCATGTTTTCCTGTTGCGTACTTTGCCATTATGTTCCTGGGTAATAAGCTTTCGGTGTAATGTATGTGCTTGAAGCTGAACCATCTTCTGCTAGTGCTCTTGCTAATTCATCTTCGTAATACAATTTCATTTGTTGAACTAATTGTGGTGCATATTTTTGTGATAAATAAAAAGCAAGTCCTGCTGTCATGCAAGGTACAAATCTAAAAGGTACATCTGTTGCATTAGTATAATCTCCTGAATCTTGAATTCTTTTTATGTAATAGAAATGCATATCTTTAGATGCATTAGTTGAATCTGGTGTAGGATATACGCTAATACTAACATGATCTATAAATCTTTGAACCCAGTATTGATTAGGTGTTCCTTTTGAAAGTTTGTTTGAAAAACCAGCATACGTAGATCTATCTACTTTTGTCATTGGACTATCTGATTGAGTAGTCGCTGTTCTATTAGATCTTAACTGTGCTTCAAGGACATCGGACATTCCATAAACACCATTCGGGTTTGATGTAGCACTTGTGCCATCACCACTTGATCTAAAAAATTTATATTCAGCTTGTCCTTCAATTAAATCAAGATCAAGTTCATCTATTTCCCAATAGTGAATACCTCTATTACCCCATTCTTGAAAAAGAATATTGAGAGATCTTCTTGCAGATTTAAGTTGATAACCTGCTACAGAATTTAATCCAATACGTTCAAAAGCATCTTCTATTATTTCTTCAATAGCAAAAGTTTTATCGAACGTTGTAGTGCCCGAGGTAGTATTAGCCATTTAACCTCCTAGCCGGTATATCCAATAGTAACTGATGTTGTATTGGTTAAATCTAAATATATTCCAGTTCTACATCTAATACCACTTCCTGGTACGTAAATGTCTAACCCTTCAGTTCCACAATTACCTTCGAATACTAAAGCTCCAGAATCATCAGTTCCATCATAAAGTTTGATGTTACTATTAGCTACGCCTTCAACTTGAATATAAGTTATTCTAGCTGGTCCAATAAATGAACCTGAAGCGTCTGTTGCTTTACCAAATCTACCGTCAGAAGTTCTTGTAGAAAAC